GGTCTTCAGCACGTACTTATGGATCCGCTCAATGAGTATGGTATTTGTCCAGAACGACTTTTTGAGGCGATCCGTTGGGCAATCGAAGATAACATTCCCAATTTCTGGGCCTGGAGATCTTCTTACCAGTGAGGACCTGGTCTCCAGTTATCTTGGATATCTAGATCGGGATCTTGATAATCATCGTGGTAGGGCATCCAGTCATGTCCTTCCACGACATCCCATTCATTACTCACTTCTAGTTTCTCTTTGAGTTCATTTCGACCATCATCGATGGCTCCAAATGGAACCACATCATCCTCAATTTGTCTAATCTTTTGCTCGTAAAGGAACTTACGAAGAGTTTCATCTTTCATGTGTGAGAAGAATTTCGTACCAGCAAAGTAACCGAATAGGACAAGGTTCATGACCAGGTCGTCGTGGTTACCGTCTGAGGCTTCAAAGGATTGACCCTTTGCCTCGAATGTCGAGATCTCTTGAATGGTCTCTTCATCATGGATTTCGAGACCACCAGCTTCGAGAATATCCTTGAATCCAGAACAACCGATTCTCTTGACCTTCTTCGTCATCTCGACACCGATTCGATCGGCTTTAATCACAGATTCGAGATGGATGTTCTCATATTCGAGTTCATGATAGAGTCCATTACATACAACTGAACCCTGATCATTTGATTCGACGATAACGTATGCTTCATTGTAGGCTGTGGCCCACTTGTAGATGATATCTGGAAAGAGTAGTGGCGAAATCTTGTTGTTTTGATAAACCGCAACCTGCTGGAATGGACTTGTCGAGATATCGATAATCGTGAAAGTCGAGTAGTCCATTCCTCGACCCTTACCAACATCGACCGTCATAACATATTCATGTCCAGGCTGAGTTTCCTCGTAAACACGAACATCTCCATGTCTTGCCCTAGGTGCCTTTGCCCTCAACGCCATCAGAGTGTTGGCGTCAATCAGGGTGTCACCTGTACCAAAGAATGTGTTACCATACTCCTGCTCGAACTGGATCTCGGAGGTGTTGGCGATTGTCTCGGCCTTCCACTTCTCGTCGCGACCAGGAACATCCCACCAGTCGACCCGGAATGGACGATATGAGTTGGTTTGCTGAAGAGCACCTTCCCAAATCTTGTAGAACATGTTACCGATACCATTTGCGGTCGAGGTGATGATCACCTTGGTTGTGGTACCAGATGTAATAACAGGATAGGTAGAAGTATAGAATTCAGCGGCTCTCTCGACGAATGCAAACTCATCGAGGTAAAGAAGGTTAATCGAGAAACCACGAATTGAGCTAGATGAAGTCGAAGCAGCAAAGATCTTCGAGTTATTCGAGAATTCCATGCTACCTTTGTTGAGCGACTTGATGCCAGGCTGAAGAAAGAACGGAAGATTCTCAAGCATGAGGGTAATACGACCGAGCATTTCTCTCGAGGTCGAACCCTTGTTTGCCAGAATAGCAATGTTCTTTTCGGGATGGAAGCAACCATACCAGAGAAGATAGGCAACAGATGAAATTGACTTACCAGACTGACGACATGCGAGAACAACATTAAATCGATTCTCTTCGAAATGTTTGAACATCTCTTTCTGGTAAGGATAAAGTTCGAATGGTACAAGACCGCGGTCGAGAGAAATTACCTTACAATATTTCTCAGCAAAATAGACGGGATCTTTTGAGCAACGAATATACTCACGAAGCTGCTCTTCGGTGTAATTGTGTTTTACACCGTGGCGCTTAACGTTTGGATTGCCGTGATAATAGTCATCACGATCAAACTCTTCGTAATCAACTATCTGAGTCTGGTGTGACATTCTTAATTTCTTTGTCGGTATCAGTCAACATTTTCTGAAGCTCTTCAGTAGTACCATTGAAATGGAAATGAGTATCACCAGTCGATTGACCTGGACTAGGCAGCATCTGCATTGGTTGTTGCTGCTTTTCGTAGTACTTTTTCTTTTTCTGGTGAAGATCCATCAACTGACCATTAATATCAGAGACATTCTTCATGAGACCAGAAAGAACTTCAATGGATCGAGGATGCTCGGTATCTCGAGCAACTTCCATTGCAAGTTCAATTGCTTCTTTGCCCTGTTCGAGAAGATGGAAAAGCGTTGCACGAGTTCGATCATAATCGTCCTCGATATGTTTTTCCTTTGGGCTTTCCTCGATGGAAATTATGTTGTTGAGTTTTGAATCTTGTTCTTCCATAACGATAATACTTATAAGAATGAAAATTAGGAACTATCGACCCTAAGCGTGATAGTCTCGACAAAGCTGTAATCAGAATCAGGGCTGACTGGTGTTGGATCAGTCGTCACTGAGAATGTTGAATATCTTGCCCAATCCGTGCTGTAAGAGAAGTCCGAATCTCCATCCGAATCGGGAAGGAAGAAGCGAATGTCTGCCTGCTCGATGATTGGCGAATCCACAAGTGGACCGTACACGTCAGTCTTCATCTCGAAGTCAAGAGAATAGATTATCGTTCGACGTTGTTCCATAGTCCCTTCGAAGTCGTCCGTGAACGAGATGCCTTGTAGTGTGAGTGGGACATCATCTACGATCGAAGGATAATCGGCGAATGGTCGGATTGACAGGGTGTATTGTGGCGTGAAGTACGGCATGATCTGTTCGATGACTTGAAGACAGTCATCTTGATGTTTGCCGTAAACATTGAGCTGAAACTGGATTACATAAGGGGTCTTTGTGTAGACCTTCTTCTTATTTGATTTGTCTGCCCCAGGAAATGTACAATAATTCGTCTTTGGAAGCTGACGGCTTGCATCATAATTCATTCCAACCATCTCAAAAGACATTCTTGGAAGAGTGAGCGCGATAAATCTGTTCTGGTTTAGCTCGTTTTTTGTATCTTGCCGAATGCGTTCAAGATATTTTCTCTTTGGAGCATAGGAGATAGGAACTTTCTGAATGTTCGTACCAGTATCATTTGGCCCTCTTCGAACAATGTTGATATTGTTGAAAAGGGAACCAAATGCTCCAGTGTACTTTCGTACATGCTCGTTATAAAAATGAGTACCAAACAAGGGTTATCTCGGGTCTCCAAATGGGTTTGTTTCGTCGAATACAAGGAAGTCGTCAGGCTCCGAATCAAATTCGGTGTTTTGATGACCAAAGTCGCCTAGATCTTCCATGACTGAGACGATGCTTCGTACCGCGTTAGTTTCGGCAGAAGTAATCTCTCCTGAGTCTGTAAAGGCGTGAAAGTTGCCATCAGAAGTATTGATATGGCCAACATATAGGATTTGACGCGCTCTATCCCATTCGATAACTTCACCCGAGACTGTAATGCCTCCACCAAGATTCTGTGTGACTGTATCTCCGACAACCGCCGTAATACCGTCTGAATCTGAATCGAGTTGTAGTTTGTATGCATATCCAAGGGTCTCCACTCTGTCGATTGCTTCCACGTCTGTATCGAAAACCTCGTCGCTGTACTCGAAAAGTTCGCATTCGAGTTTGAAGGTTGGTAGGTTACTTATCTGATAGAATGGCGATTCGCGCTCTACCATCATGATTTGAAAGAGAGACTGAGAAAGGGGAAGATAGATAAGATCTCCTTCTCGTGGCTCATCAGTCCCGATGTCATTATCGAAATTCCGAACAACATGCTTCCATCTCTTTCTTGAGATTACGAAAGTTGCTTGGTCTCGAATCTCAATTCCAAACTTTTGGAAGAGATGACCTTCACCAGCAAATCCATCATAGTTGTCGATATACATCTCGATCTTGTATGCATTTGAGAACTTAGATGGAATATCGTCTTGGAAAATCCGATCAAGAGATACGATTTCTCTTGGGAGATAGTAAACGTCCTGACCATAAATTTGAAGGGCCTCGATAATGAGGTCCTCATAAAGCGTCTGCTCTGACGGTACTTTATATGAGAAATACGGGTTTGTCGCCATTATCCTACAAAGAAGTCAACTGGGTCTTCGTATTCAAGACGAAGATCTTCAATCAACTTTTCCTTTTCTGCTTGTGCCTCTTGTAGAAGCCTTTCACCTGAAATGGTGACACCGCCTGGAAGTTGAACACCTTCAAACTTCGACATGTTCGTTCCCCATCTTTCTTTGATGGTTGCAGTCACATAATTCTTGATGAACTTGTTGTTGTAAATGCCGGTGTTAGTTTCTGGATCGATTGTCTGATAGGCTTCAAGAACGATATAATCTCCCGCCTTAAGTTCAGTGTCCCACCATTCCCCAAAGATATACATTCGACCTTCATATCGAGAGAATTCTACAATTGGCTGACCAGTGAGGATCATATCAAGAGTAGAGAGATACTGACCCATGTGTTCGTAATATGCGAGATTTCCCTTGAATGTAGCGAGGTTCGCGATATCAGAAAGGGCCATTTGGTATTTCACCGACATAAAACTTGCACCGCCACCGATGGAAGAACTGTTCCATGGAAGAACCCTTACAACGTTGTGAACATCATCGGCAATTGGGATGTATTCATTCGTAACATCAGTTGCGGTGATTTGATGCTTGAGATAAATCTTCTTTGTACCACTTGTATGGTAATCTTGGAAGATTTGAATTGCGTCGTCAATACAATCTTCGATCTGGTCACGATCAACATTGACCTCGATGACTGGCTCACCAAGTCGACGAAGGCAAAAATCTTTGAGCTGGGTTCTTGTTGCGGGGCTAGCCATGCTTTACCTCTTAGTATTTGAAACTATTTATAAGAGGCTATAGTCAGCTCTGGCAAGTACTGTTCCGGCTGGACTGAATTCTGTATCAAAATCATCTGAACGGACTGTTCCGTTCACACAATATGAAATAAATTCTGATTGAAGATCCCATACCTCTGATTGGGATCTTGGTCCGTCTCTATTTGCCACCCATGTACCATAACATCCAACGACGGCTGGACATGCGAAACTTGTTCCAGACACATTGAAATAATTACCATTTCCAACAGTTGCGGCTGGAACACCCCAACCAAGACCGAAAAGAGTAACCATTCCACCAATATTTGAAAAGTGTGTTCGTGTTCTTCGAAGATCAACAGCGCCAACGGCACCATATTTAAGACCGGCGGCTGGCCAAAAATTGTCTTTTGAAGTGTCATTGAAAATCAATTCACCACTATTTCCTGATGCCGCAAACACCGCAATTCCGGCATCTTCCATTGCCTGAACGGCTGTAGTGTAACCATTTGAGAGACTATTCTCACCACCAAGAGACATATTACAGATGACATGTTCATTTGATGCAACATTTCCTGGTGTTTCTGCCCAAGCTGTAAGGTCATCAAGAGCATCGGTAATATTACTAATGCTTCCAGTAAGAGAATTTGAACCAAAACATTTACCATCGAGAATTGTGGCTTCCTTAAGAAATCCACATGTCGCGCCAGCAGCAATAGAAGCACAAGCCGTTCCATGAAATCCTGGTCCATCTCCAACATAGTCACTTATCTCGATGTACCGTGCAGGAGAACCAAACTCTTGAGTATGAGAAGAATCTACACCCTGATCAATGATTGATACGAAGATATTCGATCCATGGCGATCAGTATTCTCATTGTACGAAACTGTGCCTCCGAGCTTATTGATAAGCGGCATTTGGTCAAATGAGGCATTTGACGAATAGTAATGTAGAAGTTGAGTGGAACCAGGTCGGGCGAATCTACCGCCCTTATCAAACGTAAAAGACGTTTGTTGCTGTCCTGCCAAATGAACTTCCTGATCTCCATCATCTACTTTGAGAACTTGCGGCATAGTACCAACAAATTCTGCAATTTCGGCCTCTCGCTCTTCATGAAAGTAGATGTTTGCATGATGGCGAAGAGCCCGAGATTTCTTTCTCTTGACTCTCTTTACACCTGGAAACATCTCAATGAGAGGAATAGTCTCATCTGCGGCATTATTGTCGACGAATTCGATCATGAAAGTCGTTGTCATGTAAATTCTCCTCGTACAATCATATCGATTCGAGTCGCTAGACCTGCACTATCAACAGACTTTAGAGTGACTGCGTCGCGAATGGTAAAATCAGAATCAGCAGAAATATCTGCGCTGTCAGAAGCCGAATCAACCGTACCAGTCGCAAATACTGTCCCCGAATCATCTTCTACATTTACAACTATTGATTGTCCTGGAATTTGATTTAGACGAACCTTACCGATATTTCCTGCGCGAAACTTAACACCGGTAGTGATGTATTCTGTAACAGTCGCGTTTGCCGTCCATGGAGAACTTAGTCGACCAGAGATTTCGATCGGCTGACGAGATTTCTTATATCCAATGACATAAGCTTTACCGGTTGTAAAAGATCCAGATGTTGGTGCAACAATAATTCCGGTTGTTACAGCTTCTGTAGTTGCAATCGCGCCAGAATGTTGAGAGACACCACCTGGTTCTGAACCAAATGCTTCAGCGGCGGTTCTTACTCCAATGAGATTGTGATACTTTACGACAACCTGAGCAAGAGTATCGGCGCCGTCACCAGTTGCGCCAAATTCCATTTGAGTATGTGAAGATGCCGTGCCACCATTATCGAAATACTTAATGATATTTTGGGTAGAAACTCCGTTATCATCCGACAATTCAAGGTCCATTCTCTTATCAGCGCCATATACGAGGATATGAATTTCATCATAATTGCTGATACTGTCATTTAGATCATTGACATCAAACCCGGCCGAATCTGCTCCCGAAAGATCAAATTCACTAATAACCTCGACACCACCACCAAGAAGAAGTGAACCACTTGTTCCTGAACTGATTACGAATTTTCCTTCGGTGTTATCCCATACGAGAGTCTTACCATTATCTCCTGCATCAAGGCTATCGGCCGTCGGTTGAATAATATCAGCACCACCAGATCTCCAGTTGGTATTTCCAAAATGAAAATCAAGACCAAGAACGAGTTCATCATATGCCGTTGTACCTTGAACGTCAGCACTTACATCAAAGTCGACTCGAACATTATTGGTATAGGTGCCGCCGTAATTTGCACGATAAATCAGATTCCAATTAGAGCCATCATCAGACCAGTAAAGACCCCAATCATTTGAAGGAGGATTGGTAGTATCAGGAAGGAATCCAATTTCTGCAACCGTGACTTCAGATCCAAAGTCCATTGCATACCATGCGTCCCCGCTCGCGGCGGCCGCTGTTTCCCATCGAGTAGCAGGATCATTATCTTGTGCTCCAGGTGCTTGCTGGAACGAAGTTTGAGATGAAGCTGTAGGTGTGCCGGTAAGACGATCACCATTTTCGTCGACAAAGTAAAGTTCTCGAAGATCACATTGGTTATTGAGATCTCGAACAGACCAATAACGAGCCTTTCGAGCAAAAGATCCTTTCCAATTTGTATGACCAAGAGAAGAATCGAGCTTATTTTCGATTCCACCACCAGAGTCGGCCCCAGCGAGTGCAATAACCTGGGCCGAATCGAGACCACCAATATTGTTGGAATCGATGATACTTTGAACTGCAGCAGAATCGAGGCCTGCAGTAAGTGCGTTTGAATCAACAATTCCTTGAACGGCAGCTGAATCGAGGGTGATGGCCAATACTTGAGCCGAATCAAGACCACCAAAGGTATTTGAATCGATAATTGACTGAACTGCAGTAGAATCTAGTCCACCACCCACAGCACCAACTCCATTTGCGTCAATACTGTCGACACGCGAGTCGAGCGTGTCGATTTGATTCTGAAGATTTGCACCAGTATTAACGCCAGTCAAACCAGCGGTGACGATATTCCATACAGAACCGTCCCATTCGTATTTAATACCACCAAATTGATAGGAATCATTTAAGCTTGGATTATTTGGAAAATTAAGTGCCATTAGTATGCCTTTATATTGGTAGGACTGGAATCAAAATCAGCTTTCCGGATTCCATGTATTTATTAAACAGTATCAACATAGATACGCCCATTAGTAGGGGAAGACCCCAGCATTGGATAGTTACTTGAGCCTAAGACGCTATTACCTCGTTCATGGGAGCAATCTGCTACCGACATACTCCACCCCGGCGAGGATGCCGTCGAAGTAAGACTGATTTACCGAACCGCCGCCTTGAAGATTTCCGTTTAAGACCAGATTGAAATTATCGCAATCCGCGCCCTCGCCACCGAGAAGCCCAAAGAGGACAAGGAAGATGCCCATGCCACTGAAGGCGTAGAACGACCGCCACGCCATCTTGCGGCGGTTGACGAAGCGGTCCTTAATTCTCTCATTCTCAAT